TTTCAAATATCCATAAGTCTCTTTTAATACTCCGTAAAGAAGCATAGCTTCTTGGTTTGTAGAAATGAATGTATTGGTTGATGAATTAAAATGAGGTGGATCTTTAATATAATTGATTTGTATTGTGTAAGCTTTATCAGGTGTTGGAGCCAATAAGATATTATTATCATCCCAATTAGCATAATATTTAGGTTGAGCAGTTACAGTATCATTAGGGGAAAATTCAGATATAAAACTTGTATCTCTTTTCTCTAAAAAATCTCTCACATTTGAATCTATTATTTGAACAGATCTTAAAATCATAGCATCACTAGGCATAGATACATACCTATTATTAGCTGTAGTTGATGATGTTGCGTATTTTCTTAAATCGTCATAATCAACTTGACCAGCGATATCTAACTCTACATTTCTTATAAACTGATCTAATATTGAATCTGATAATACATTGCTATCAACTTCTGTATAGTTTCTTACTTGTGTTAAAAATGCTGAATGTGTTATTGCCATTATGATATACTCACTGTTACAGATCCTATAATAGTTGAAGCTTCTCTTCTTCTATTTTGTAAAGATGGATCTGCTGGTTTCATTTCACTAGAACCTTGAGTTATAAAACCAAATTGACCTGGTAATGTTAGGTTAGCTACTCCTACCATCGTACCTCCAGAACTAGCGATTGTAATATCACTAGTAAAAGGTTGAATAGGTTGTTGAAATCTTTGTGGTCTTACTTTTTGCAAAGCAATAGCATCAGCTGTTACTCTTTTTCTTCTAATTTGTGGATGCTTTTCTTCAAATTCAGATATGTGTACAAAAGAACCATTCCATTCTGTAACCATTTCTTGATATGGAAATGCTTGTCCACTTCTATCTGATATTGCTTGTGATCTATTACCGTTTGCGTATTTAGCCATTATGATAAATTTGGATAGTACGATTGTGGAGAAACATATAATGATGTTCTCTGTCCATCTTCATCCAAAGCCCTTTTAAGTTCGTCTTCGTAAATTAATTTCATAGCTTCAATTCTTTCAGGTGCTTTTTTCATTGATAAATAATAAGCAAGACCTGCGCACATACATGGTAAAAATCTGTAAGCTACATCTGCTTGTTGATCATTATAAGCTGTAGCATCTTCTATTCTGTTTATAGTATAAAATTTTAAAGTTGTGTAAGTTGAAGCATCAGGTGCAACGTATAAACTTATTTTAGGTGTTGTTTGTCTGTCCACATAATATTGCGATGGTTGACCTGTAGCTAATTTATTTGGTAAAGCTGAATAAGCAGATCTATCTATTTTAGTTAATGCAACATCCTGAGTGTTTGGACCATCACCAGCAGCAGCTGTAGTAGAAATATAAGCTTCTAAAACATCGTTTACATTTGAGGCAACTGTGTAAGTTGCCGTTCCTGCTGTTAGAGCTTGCTCATTCAATTCAACTTTCCAAAGGTGAACACCTCTATTTCCCCAGTCGGCAAATAATAAATTTAAAGATCTTCTAGCTGTTTTTAAATCATAACCAGCCATAGGTCTTAGGCCACATCTTTCGTAGCCTTCATCAATGATTTCATCGATGTTTAAATTAAATGATGTTGATCCTGATGTTGCCATAATTAAAATTTCTTTTTAAATCCTACTCTAATTCTATTTTTGTTAATACCAATACCTACTTCTGATTTTTTATATATCTTATCATAACTTAATTCAGGATTAAACTTAGCTTTAGAATCTCTTATAATAGTAATTAAATTATCATCTTTATCGGCTTTAGTTCCTTTTGTTTCGAAAAAATTTAAGGAAAACTTACCTTTTGGATACATATTAACATCTCCACCAACGTCTCTTTTTAAAATAGTTTTAACATTAGTTGGTTTACCCCCAACTCCCTGTGCTTTACTTCTTTTTCTTGCAACGGCACTCCGTCTCTGAGAGTCTGTCATGCTTGCTGCTTTGGCAGCAGGGACGCACTTTGGATATTTTCTTTTTGATCCACTTGCAGATTTTCTTCCACATTTTTTAAAACCTCCACCTTTTTTCTTTGATCCAATATCTACCCAGTCTTGTCTGAACCATTCTTTAAGTCCACCTTTTTTCATTCCTGCAGGTACACAATTTGGGACCATTTTATTTCCTTTTTTCTTCATGCCTTTTTGTTCGTAACCAACCCAGCATGTGCCTCGTTTTGACATTAAATCATTCCTTTATAATAAGACTCATAAGACTTATTAGAAATTTTCTTTCCGCCTACTTCACTTTTAATGTAAGAACCCATGTACTTACCTTCACTTGCTTTAACTGTGCTTAAAGTTTTTGCTTGAGCTGCATGTAGCTTAGATGCTTTTCTCAATGCCCCAGCTACTTTTTTAATTTTAACTTGATTGCCAGTTTTGTATTTCATCATAGCACCAAGTTTTGCTGGTTTAGGTCCTTTGAAATCTTTTCTTTTTACACCAGATGGATCTTTGATTTTACCTGCACAGATTTTAGATGCGTAGGCATTAGCATAGGCGCTAGGGTACACTGCGAATTTTCTTTTCGCTGCTGCTTTTCCTCTAGGACATAATTTTGTCATTATCTACTCCTTAATTTCTTGTGCGGCCGCATTGAGAGTGTTTTTTCTCTCCCTTTTACGGTTGTACAACTTCTCTGATTGTATCACTTTAGGTCTGTATGTTCTAGACCTTACGAGTTTTGCGATTGGATTTGCGTTTGATGGCTTCGATAACTCTTCTTTTTTTCTTTTTTTCATCACGAGCACCTCTTAATTTGCCATCTATTTGAGCTGGTATTGATCCTCTAGTTATTGCCATATTATTCTAACCAAGGTTTATAGTTAACCTTACCGTCTTCTCTATATGCCCTCAAAGATTGATGTCTATTGTGATCTGTAGAATAGCAACAATGTACCCATCCACTTGTTGGTTCGTTATCACGGTAAAATTCTAATATGAGCTGGTCATATTCTAACTCTGATTTGATCCAAAGAGCTAGCTCTCTATTATCTACACCAGGTACTTCAAAATCTGCTGCAGCACAATTGTTGTCTGCTACATGGTGGCTGTTTACTGAACTTCCTATTTCATTGCACAGCTGAGCACAACGGAATCCGCTAGATATAATTAACGGTTTGTCAAAATGAGAACGTATTGGTTGAAGCACATTTACGGCTAATGCTTTTATATTTTCTATTTGAGTTGGGTTAGGATTATTGTTTATCCCTTTTCTCTCAGCTATTTGGCTTTTGGTAAGCTCGTCTAAAGTTATGTTAGCAGTTAATTTCATGATTTATTGTTTGAGACTGTAGTATATTATTACACATACTGCAATGGATGCTATTATAGTATTTAAAGGTAAAAAAGGTTCCATTATTGTATGTGAATTTTTTTGATTGATTTTGAACCATCAATATTTAATTCAATTTCAGCCTCACCAGACCAGCATTGATATCTTACATTTTTACTGTACTGTCTCTCCGCCTCACGCTTGTGCTTCAAACAAGTTCCCATCGACTCTTGTATACGTGCTTCTTTAATATCTCCTGATACAAACATTAATAATCCTACAACAGCCTCTATCATTGTTTTGCTCCATTTCCGTTGTAATACATATCTCTGTTTTTATCTTTTAGTTCTTCAATATCTTCTAAAACTTTATCCATTTGTTTTCTTAAAAATTGTATATTTACTTTGTTCAATGCCATATTTTCAATATGCTTGTTTAACTTTTCGGTGGTTTTGTAAAGATCCTCGATCATCATGAATTGCTCAGAATCGGCGGGCAACGCCCCCAATTCTCCACGCGGCCATTTGATTCTAAACTCTGTATTCTTCTCAAGATCAGAACTCATAAGTTCTAATCTTGTTTCATGTCTATTAATTTGTTCTATAACTCCGAAATAACCCCACACACCAATTGCAACAATTCCAATTAAAGACGCAACTGTCTTCATTGGCATTTGTACTTGTTGTTCTTCTCCTATTTTAAGTGCCATTTAAATATTCCTTAAATTTTTAATCATAATAATTTACTAAAAAATAATAAAGCTACAGTCCCCACCGCAACTAATAAAACCCAATAGATTTTGTCTATCTTGCCACCCAATTTTTCAATATCATCATGCATATGTTTTAAATGATTATTTTTTATAGAGTTAACATCTCTAGTTAGACCTGTAATGTGGCCATATAAAGCTATAATGTGTTCACTTGTAGTGCGAGGTTTTTTTGCCATAAATTTTTTTATATTATATGAAACAAAAAAATGCTAGATTTAATTTAGCATTTCCATCTACGTCTAGCTTGTCTTATTCTTGAATTCGGGTTATTTCTAGTTTTTGCAGAACTTCTTTTTAATTGACCTAGACTTCTAGCGCAATATGATTTTCTTCTTTTAGCTGCTTTACTACCAGGTTTTACTTTACCAGTAACAGCAGTTTTTAATTTAGATCCAGGATTAGCACGTCTATATGCCATTACACCTTTACGTGTCATACCAGCGCCTTTTTTAGTAGGTCTAAAATTTCCAGATTTTACAGATG